TGGCTGACCTCCCGTGGGGTAACCGTAAAGTCAAAGATGAAAAGTAGAAAAGCTGAACGTATACAAAACTTTAAGGACAAATACAATCATCTTGTAGACAAGCTTAACATAAAATAGTATGAATAAGGATTTACCTTTATACGATATTACACTTGAGGATTTTGAACAAGGCATGTACAAAATCTCTCTTGTAGACAAACCGGCAATCGAAGAAAACTTTATTTACTTCAATGAGGTAAAGAAGGTTGAGATGTTTGCGAATGATGAAAAGAAAGAAGTGGTTGGGCCTATCATGATCCCAAATAAAGAAATACTCCGCTTCTCGCCAGAGAATGGCTATTACTATGTACGATTCACGGAACAAACAATTCGTGATATTATGTACAATTATTCTAAAAAAGGTTTGTTTAACCAATTTGGCATCCACCATGAGTACGATACTCAAGATGTGGTGATGCTTGAAGTTTGGATGAAGGAGTCAGATAACGACAAGTCTAAGGACTACGGATATGACTTACCAAACGGAACAGTATTCGTTAAGGCTAAGATTGAGTCTGATGAATTGTTTAGTGCGATTAAAGAGGGAGAGGTTAATGGCTTCTCTATCGAAATTCAAGCTGATATTAAACCCGTAAATAAAGAAAATAAAATGACTGATTTTACTTTCGCTAAAGAACTTGGTAAACTAGAGGCTCAATTTGAGGCTATGGTTTCTAAGTACGAAGCAAAAATCCAGGGCCTTGAAGAAGAGAACGCTGTTCTGCTTGAGGCTATGACATCTTTTGAAGATAAGTTCGCTGGTTTAGAAGACCTAAAGTCTGCTATCGAAATGATTCAAAAGCACATCGAGTCTATGGGTGCATCTCAAGAAGAAGAAATGAATGCAGACGGAGACCAAGATGACGAAGAGAAAATGGCTATGAAACCAGAGAAGGAAATTGCTCCAGCTGGTGAAGAAGCTAAAGACCTTTCTGAACAAAAGAAAGAGGAAGTTTACGAAGCTACTGAAGAAGAAGTAAACGAAACAGAAGTTGAAGAGCAATTTGCTGCTGAACAAAAAGCTGAAGAGCAAGAAGAGCAAGTTGAAGATAAGACTGTTGTATTCGATGCAATTACTCCAGAAAAAGTTGCGATGATTAATAACTTCTTCAATCGTAAATAATTATTGTAAATTACTTAAAAGAACTTTTTTTAAAATCATAATAAAATGAGTGTATCTATTTCTAATTTGCCATACGGAGATCGTAGACCAGACTTGTTCATCGACTCAATGGTAAAATCTGCTGCGGTTCTAAACCGTTTCCGCCTTATTGACGGAGTTAAAGCAAAAGTAAATGTGCCTATCTTTGATGCTCAATTGACTTGGGGCAATGACCTTTGTCAATTTGATCCACAATCTACTGCTACTATCTCTGAAAAAGAGATGACAGTTGATACTTACAAGTGGGCTTTCCTAAACTGTAAGACTGCTCTTGAGTCTTCTTACCGTGGTTTGTTGTTGAAGAAAGGTCAACACAACCCTGAAACTATGGACGCTGAGTTCAAAGACTGGGTATTTGACTACTTTGCAAAATTGTCTGCTGAACGTGCTTTGCAACAAGCTTCTACAGAGATCATCGCAGAATTGACTGCTGATGCTGCTGTTCTCGACTACATTACTGGTGCGCCTATTACTGCATTGAACATCCTAGACCTTATGGAAGGTGCTTATGCTACAATGAGTGACGTAATGTTGGCTGCTATCTACGGAGATGCTGACCGTGACTTCAAACCAGCTTTCTTCTTGGGAACTGCTGCTATGCAACACTACCAAATTGCTATTGCTGAGAAGTTTACTACTACTCCACAAGGTATCATTGAAGGAAACATTCCTCCTTACTTCGGTATGGAAGTAATTCACATGGCCTCTCTTCCTGTTGATGAGTTCTTCGTAGCTGCTCCACAGAACTTGGTTATGTTGACTGATGACTACAACGATGTTCGTGCTATTGACATGAAGTACGAAGCTGAATTGTCTTCTGATAAGATTTGGGGTCAATTCAAACTTGGCTTCTCTTACTTGAAAGGCGAAGAAATCGTTTACGCACATCAATAATAGTTAAGGGGGAGGGAAACCTCCCCTTTATTAAACCTTAAAAAAATAAAACAAAATGGCTTGTAATTTAACTCTTGCTGATGTAGGCTACGACTGTACCGATTTGGGTATTGGTGGCTTGAAGGCTGTATACCTTGCTAACCGTGACGAACTTATCACTGGTGACGGTAATGGGAATCCATTTGTATCTGTTTCAGGTGGTGCTGTTACTGTAACTCCAGATGCAGCTAGCCAAGGCGCACCTAACAACACATTGTACTCTGATGGAGATGCTATTAAAGTTGAGTTCAACTTGAAAGATGGCTTCTCTGTATTTACAGATGTTAAGACTGTATCTGCTGACGGTATCGTTTCTACAGTTCCTACTATTGCAATCGAAATCCCTAAGATGTCTCCAGCTCACCGTGATGCCTTGAATGACATGGCTAAGGCTGGTGCTGAATTGGTTGCTTTTGTTGAGACTGCTGCTGGTACTTACCACATGATTGGTTTTGACTACGGTTTGTACGCTGCTACTGTTGACGGTACTTCTGGTACTGGTCGTGCAGAAAAGAACCGCTACCAACTTACCCTAACAGGTGACGAGGATAGCTTGGCTTACCACCTAGATGCTAACAACTGGGCTAAAATAGCCGGTTAATAGAAACTTGTAAATTAATACAAGGGGGAGGGAGTAATCCCCTCCCCTTTTTTTATATATAAACTATGAGTTTTAGTTGTAGCATTTTACTTGCAGATATAGACATTAATTGTAATAGATCTACGGTTGGTGGTATTAAACAAGTGGCATTAGGGTTACAGAGCAATCTAAATATAGCCTTAGATCCTAATGATGAAACCATTGTAACACAAGCGGAGCTTGTTGACCACGTTATCTTCGAGCATAACAAGAAGGATGCTACTACTATATTCACAGAAAATAAATCCGTTAGTAACGGACTAGGGGTAATTACCACAGAGATTACTGTTAGACTACCTGCACTTGATAGAAAAATGAATCAAATAGATTATATGTCTCGCAGAGATGATTTAGTCTGCATTTTGTTTCACAATAATGGTGTCGCTACTATTAGCGGATGGATGGATGGATTGTCAATGAACTATGAAGCTTCTAGTGGTGCTAGCCGTTCAGAACTTTCATATGTTAATGTTACTCTAAACACTACAAGTTGGATTGCATCACTAGCTTGTGAAGAAAATAGAATAGACTTATCATAATGTATGCAATTTTTAGTCGAGGATATCAAAGCGATGTTACCAATATTAATACTGGTATTGTCGATTATGTGCCTGACACGGAAGGATATGATGCTAACAACATAACAATATCTTTGGGCTATGTTGATTACCTGATAGGAATAACCCCTTATTATTCTAATTCAGATATTACACAAAACCTAGGATTTGCTGGAACAAACTGGGAAAAGATAGAAGCCCTTTGGGAAAATATTAATGAATACTGGAATATATAATGTCTAATATTACTAAAGATAGAAATTACTACCAAGTCACCACGGGTGATTTAGGTTTTAGAAGGCTTACTCAAGGAAGCTCTACACCAAGTGGTGAAACTTATAGATTTATTGTTTGCTTACAAGAAGCATCAATCAATGCAGAGAGTGCTGTAGGAGATTCTTTAACGGGTCAAGTACTGCCAGCTGGTATGACGATCTTCGGTAGGTTCAACAGGGTTGAATGCTATCAAGGAGTTGTGCTAGCTTACATTGCAGAGTAATGATTCTACTAGCATTAAACATAGTAAACACCGCAAACACAGCGACAACAGTTATTAGACATGAGTTTGATAACAGACACTGGAATGCTTTAGACTTAAGATGGGAGTTTATACACGATGATTGGGAAGCGGATTTGTAAATTTAAGAGATGGCCACACTAACTGGAAATAAACCAAAGGATACCTACAAAGGTCTTATTAAGACCTCTGATTCCAACGAGCTTACATCAGAGAAGCAATTGTCTGATGGTAACGGCAACAACATACCTCTTCACGTCAGTACTACGGGAGTAAGATTTTCTGGCGAAGTTAAGGATTCGCAGTCCTCTGCTGGTACAGAAGGACAAGCACTACTCGTAAACTCAACTGGTAGTGTGCAATGGACAGACGTAAAGTATTCTCATAATCAATCTGTAGGTTCTGACAGATGGACTATACAACATAACTTGGGATTTAAGCCAAGTGTAACCGTATTAGACTCTAACAACAATGAAGTTTATGCGGCAATAACTCATTCTAGCGACAATCAACTTGAAGTTAGATTTAAAAAC